GCTGACATCGTCAGAGGTATGCATCTCTATGGACGTAAAATATTACGACCTGAAGCACTTACTCGTGCTATATATGTATCAAAATTCTAAGGGAGGTAAATCATGGCATTAGGTGATAATACAACCTCTGTAGCTAGAGGTAGTATGGCTAGGGGAAGACAGCCATACATGATTCAAGCTGACTTGAATTTTGCAACAGCTGCAAGTGATAAGGGTACTGCCCTTGCTGCAAATGATGTGATTCCCGGTCTAACTATTCCTGCTAACACACTCATTATCGCTGCAGGTTTTGAAGTAACAACTGCTCACGCAGGTACTTCAACCGACACTGATTTTGACTTTGGTGTTACTGGAGGTGACTTGGACAACTTTGTTGATGGCTTTGACTTTGACGGAGCTTCTGTTGGAGACTACGCTTTTAAGGCAGGACAAACTCCTGTTCTTATTGGTGGAACTTCTGACACTATTGACATTGAAATCCAAGCAATGACAGGTACAACAACAGGTGGTGTAATCCGAATGTTTGCTGTATGCATGGATGTTGACGATCAAGGTGCGTTGAATGCTGACGAAGTTGGCAGAGATCAACTAGCCTAAATTAAAACTTAGGGGGCAGGTGTAACAGGATTGACCTGCCCTCTATTTTAACATAAAGGAATAACAATGGCAGATACAGTCACAAGTCAAACAATATTAGATACACCTTACAGGTTAGTTATGAAGTTTACCAATGTAAGTGACGGCACAGGAGAGAGTGCAGTTAAGAAAGTAGATGTAAGTGCATTTACTGCAGGTGAAAAAGGTGCAACATGTACAGGTGTAACAATAGATAGAATACATTTTGTAAATGACGGAATGAAAGTACAAATACTTTGGGATGCATCTTCAGATGTAGAAGCATACAAACTATTAGATACCGAAGGATATTATGACTTCTCTAACTTTGGAGGTCTACAAAACAATGCAGGTTCAGGTAAAACAGGTGATATCATGTTTACAACTGTTGGGGCTGCAAACACAGAAACATACAACATCATACTAGATATGACAAAACAATCCTAAAAAGGATATATTGAATGGCATATAATTTTCTTGGCTTAGTAAATGCAATGAACAGAAGATTGAATGAGGTAGAACTTACCTCATCTAATTTTGCTACAGCTATAGGTTTTTACTCACAAGCTAAAGATGCAGTTAATGCTTCTATTAGATACATAAATCAGTCAGAATACTTTTGGTCTTTCAATCATACTACAAAAGAACAAACATTAACTGCTAACACAAGCCGTTATGCTTTTCCCACAGATGCCAAAATAATTAACTTTAATTCATTCCGTATTAAAGAGAATACTACATTAGGCAATTCCACCACACGTCTTACAGAAATTGTATATGAAGATTATCTAGATAGATATGTACAACAAGAGTATAGTTCATCTACTGGTCAAGGTATACCTAAACAGGTAGCACAAGCACCTGACTTAAAATATATTATGACACCAGAACCAGACAAAGCATATGAACTGGTGTATGAATATTATACTTTTCCATCAGATTTATCTGCAGCAACAGATGCCCCAACAATTCCAGAAAGATTTCAACACGTTATTGTAGATGGTGCAATGCACTACGGTTATCTATTTAGAGGTAACACACAAGATGCAATGGTAATGAAACAAAAATTTGACGAAGGTATTAAGTATATGCGTTCACAACTCATAAATAGAACGCCATATGTAAGGTCATATATGGTTACTAGTGGTACAGGTGGAGTAAGTACTGGTTTTAATATTTAAAGGCTAACACAATGGATGCATGGCAAACCTATCCAGTTGAGTTTCGTGGTGGTCTTATAACAAATCTTTCCCCTCTGCAACAAGGTACAAATGCTCCGGGAAGTGCAAGAATACTACGTAACTTTGAACCCTCTGTTGAGGGTGGTTATAGACGGATTGAGGGATTTGATAAGTATGACAGTAATATCATTCCTCCATATGGCTCACCTGTAGTACATGGGGCTAGTCAATCTGGAACAACATTAATAATAGCTGCAATACACACTACACCAGTTGTAGGTGATACTTTAGAAATAGCAGGAGTTAGTGGCACTTATACAATTGCATCTGGGGGTGTTAGTTTTGATGCTACAAACAATAGAGCTACATTAACTCTTTCAACCTCGTTAGCAAGTAGCCCTGCAAATGCAGCAGCTGTAACTTTTAAAACAACAACATCTAGTTATTTGACTATAGGTGTTGCATCATGGGAAGACAGTGCAATTGTTTGCAAAAATGCTGACATATTTAAAACTGGTGGCAGTGGCTTTACAAAGATTAACGTACCAGACTACGGCACTCCTCTTGTAAATGGTGGTAGTCAAGGAACTGGTAGCAGTCTAGTAATTGATGGTTTGACTTCTGCCCCACAAGCAGGTGACGTATTTAAAGTTGCAGGTTTAGATAAAGTATATACAGTTACAGCAAATGCCACAGTTTCATCAGGTGGTGCTACACTAGCAATTAGCCCTAACCTTGCAGATAGTCCTGCTGATAACGCAGCAATTACTTTCTTATCAACAAGCAGAGAAGGTGCTAATAAAACTAGATTTGCTAAGTATAACTTTAATGGTACAGAAAAAATTGCAATTGTTGATGGTTTGAATGAACCTGCACTTTATGACAACGCTACATTTACAGTTCTATTAGATGCACCTACAGACGTAATTGGTTCAACTTTTACAGCAGAATTTAAAAACCATTTATTCTTTGCTAAAGGTTCGACAGTAACATTTACTGCACCATATACAGATACAGACTTTTCAGCAGCAAATGGTTCAGGAAGTATAAATGTTGGTGGTACAGTCACTGCACTAGCAGTATTTAGACAACAGCTAATTATTTTTACAGAGACTAGCATTCACCAGTTAGTAGGTAGTACCGTTGCAGATTTTAACCTACAGCCAATTACAAAAGACATTGGATGTATCGATTCAGACACTGTACAAGAAATAGGTGGTGACATAATGTTTCTTGGTCCTGATGGGTTAAGACTCGTTAGTGGAACAGACAGAATAGGAGACTTTGGACTAGCCGTAGTATCTAAAACAATTCAAGATACAATGACAAGTTTGGTTTCTACTAATACGTCATTTACAAGTTGTGTAATTCGTGAAAAGTCACAGTATAGAATATTTGGTTATAACAATAATATTACACAAGAAAATGCTCAAGGTATATTGGCAACACAGTTTGCTCCTCAAGGTGGTGAGGGCATGGCTTGGGCAGAGACACGAGGTATAAGAGCTTACGTAGCAGACAGTAATTATAATCAGAATACAGAGGTAGTGCTGTTCTCAAACAACGATGGTTACTTATATCAAATGGAAAGTGGCAACTCATTTGATGGTTCAAATATTAAAACTACATTTGCTACACCACATATAGCTATAGATGACCCACGTAGAAGAAAAACATTTTACAAATTATTTTTGTACACTGACCCTCAAGGTAGTGTTGCATTTAATGTAAGTCTAAAACTAGACTTTGACGGTTCAGGTACTATTCAACCTGAACCACTTAGTATCTTAAATAATCAGGGAGTTGTTGGGTTTTTTGGTAGTGGCGTATTTGGTAGTACAAAATTTGGTGAAAAGTTACTTAAACTGTTTGAAGCACAAGTTGTAGGTTCAGGATTTACAGTATCATTTCAGTTTGATTCAGATGACACAAACCCACCCTACTCAATTGATGCACTGACAGTTGAATACGGATTAAACGATAGAAGGTAAAAATTATGGGAACAGGCTACACTAGAACCGATACCAGTAATAATATTGCTGATGGTAACATTATAAACGCTTCTGACTTTGATGGTGAATATGATGCCATTGAAGCTGCCTTTAACAGTAGTTCAGGACACACACATGATGGCACATCAGCCGAAGGTGGTCCTGTCACTGTGCTTGGACCTGCTCAAGATTTTGTAGCAAGCACTTCAGAGATTAAACCTAAATCAAATAACACACTAGATATTGGTACAACATCGTTAAAGTTTAAAGATATGTTCCTAGCAGGTACAGCTAATCTTGTAAACGTAACTACTACAGGTGATGTCACTTTAACAGGTGCAGCAAACAATATTGTTTTTGATGCCAGTGACAATGCACTAGAGTTTGCAGATAGTGCTAAAGCTACTTTTGGTGCAGATGCAGATTTACAAATTTTTCACGATGCATCAAATAGTATCATCAGAGATTCAGGCACAGGTAAACTTGCATTAGACGGTAGCACAGTTGAAGTCAGAAAGAATGATGGCTCAGAGGTTATGGCACAATTCGTAGAGGATGGTGCTGTAAGTTTATATCATGACAATTCTGTTAAACTAGCAACAACAGCAACAGGTGTTACTGTTACTGGTAGTATTGCTATGGACGGTTTAAGTTTAGGAGACAATGAAAAAGTTCAACTTGGTGCAGGAACAGACCTTGAATTATACCACGATGGCACAGACAGTATTATAGAAAACAATACAGGTGAGTTATTTATTCAAGGTAATAATATAACTCTACGTAGTGATACAAGCACTGAAACTTTTATTGCTATGGATAAAGATGGTGCAGTAGAACTTTATCACGATAATAGTAAAAAACTTGATACTGATTCTGCAGGTATTAATGTTACTGGTCAAATTGATGTTAGTACAAATGTTAATATCACAGGTGATTTAGATGTAGGTGATGATGTAAGTCTATCATCAGATGCCGCAATAATTAATCTTGGAGCAGATAGTGAAGTAAATATAACACATGTAGCAGATACAGGTGTCACTCTTAACGTAGAAAACAGCACTACAAATGCTGTCACTGACCTACTCAAACTGCAAGTACAAAGCAGTGGCACACCTGCCGTGGGCATTGGTACTGGTATTGAGTTTTCTACTGAGACTGCAGCAGGTACACTTGAGACAGGTGGTGTCATTGAGTCTGTAACAACTGGTATTACACCTACCTCTGAAGAGTTTGACATGGTATTTAAAACTATGTCAAGTGGTGCTACTGCAGCAGAAAGACTAAAGTTAAACGGTAGTGGTGCTACTATTGGTAACATCAATCTTAATGCTAACGCTATTATTAGCACTAACACTAATGGTAATCTTGCTCTCACTCCAAATGGCACTGGTGATGTTCAGCTTGATGCTGACACAGTGCGTGTTGGTGACAATAATGCTAATGCAACAATTACCACAAATGGTACAGGTGACTTAACATTAAGTACTAATGCAGGTACAAATTCTGGGGTAATTACGATTGCTGATGGTGCTGATGGCAATATTGCACTCACACCTAATGGCACTGGTGAAGTTGACATCACTAAAGTAGACATTGATAGTGGGGCTATTGATGGTGTAACACTAGGTACTAACTCTGCTATTACTCAGGCTGTTATTGATAATATTAATATTAATGGTGCAACTATTGGTCACACAGATGATACAGACCTAATAACATTAGCAGATGGTGTAGTCACCGTAGCAGGTGAAGTCTCTATGACAACACTTGACCTTGGTGGCACTAATGTATCTGCAGACGCAGGTGAACTAAATTTACTAGATGGTGACACATCTGTTGGTGGTTCTATAACCGTAGCTGATAGTGATGGTATAATTATCAATGATGGTGGAACGATGAAGACTATTCCTGCGTCTGATATTAAAACATATGCTGCATCTGCATCTGCAACAACAGATGATGCAACGGCTCTTGCTATAGCGTTAGGATAAAGGAGAAATAATATGGCAAATACATTTAAGGTAGTAAGTCACGATGTCATGCCTGCATCTGCTACTACGCCAGAAGACTTATATACTGTACCCGGAAGTACAACGACTGTAGTTATTGGTTTGATGCTAGCCAATGTTCATACTGCACAAGTAACAGCATCAGTAAAATTAGTATCAACAACATCTGGTGGTGGTAGAACAGCAACCAACACAACAACATTTTTAGCAAAAGATGTTCCTATTGCTGTAGGAGAAAGTATAAATGTGTTAGCAGGTGGAAAAGTTGTTTTAGAAACTGGTGACAAAATACAGATAGATTGTTCCGTTTCAGATAAAGTATCGGTCACTATGAGCATAATGGAGATAACCTAATGTCAGAGTATAGCATAGGAAAAAAAGGCGATGGCACAAGCTATGAGCCAGTTATTCGCCAATCAGAAAACACAATTAATAATTCATTCACAATAGATGCAACAAATAATGCTGTTGCTGCAGGTCCAATAACAATAGGTAGCAGTGCAACCGTGACTGTATCTGGGGTATTGGTGATAGTATGAGTACATTGCAAGTCAATACAGTACAAGTCGATACACTACAAGGTAAGACTACAGCAGGAACTGTGGCTATGCCTGCAGGTCATGTTATTCAAACACACTTTCATACTTTTACGAATACAACAACAGAAACAGGCACTTCTTATGTTGATGTGAATGGTTCTTCATTTTCATTTACACCAAAAATTGCATCAAGTGTTTTACATATTAGTTACTCTGTTCATGCTTATAGTTTTAGAAGTAGTGATGATAATGGTGGCTCTGTAGATATTAATGTTGATGGGTCTAATATTTCAGCAAGTGGCGATAATAGAGAATTATTGTTTTCCATTGGTGGAGCATCATCACTAGCTTTTTTTACAAGAATACATAAAGAAGTTTCAGTAGCTGCAACAAATACGAGTGCAAAAACAATAAAACTTCAGATGCAAAATAATCAATCAGGAGATAGTGGGGGATTTAGAATTAATGATGGTGCTGCTTATACCAGTTCAATTAAAGTACAGGAGATAGCTCAATGAAAATAGATATATCAGCTGCACTATTTGCATTAGGTATTAAAGAATGGGTTCTACGAGGAGAGCCTACAACAGAAGATGAGTTTAACCAAATGTTTCGCAAAATTATAGGAGCAGATAAAAATAATTCAGCCATTGAAAGTGCAGACCCAAAGGACTTTGGAACGACATGGAAAGCAGTAAGTGATAAAAAGAAAGCGTTGGAAGATGCAGAGCCAATGCGATTGCTTAGAGTGAAACGTAATGGGTTGCTTGCCGAAACAGACTGGATGGCAAATTCTGATGTAACTCTTGCAGATAACTGGAAGACCTATCGACAACAGCTTAGAGATTTACCAGATGGTGCATCACCAAAGCTATCAAGTAATGGATCGCTTGATATGTCCTCAGTAACCTTCCCAACAAAACCGAGTTAGGAGTAAGACATGGTTTCAAAAATAGAAGTCGATACAGTAGTCAATCAGAGTGGCGACCAAGATAGCGGATTAGATTTATCTACTAATGATGTGGTTGCAGTAAAGACTGCTAATACAGAACGCACAAGAGTAGATGCTAACGGTAATCTTGGTTTAGGGAATAGCTCACCAACTACTATGTTAGATATTGTTTCTCCAACTAAAGTAAGGTCAGCCATTAGAGGAACAGATTCTACATCAGATAATGCGTCTAAAACTTTTGGTATGCTCTGCCGACACTATGATTCAGATGAAGAAGATTTTGTAATGATTCAATCGGTGTCTGGTAGTTCTTCAAATGTTGTTGATATTGGTGGTGGAGATTTAATCGGAACACATAACGCTTGTACTACACTCAGACTTTTCACTGCAAGTAATCAGACAACAACAGGTGGAACATCAAGACTATCAATTAATAGCAGTGGTGCTGTTACTATAGGTGGTTCATTATCAAAAGGTTCTGGTTCTTTTAAGATTGACCATCCTCTTGAGTCTAAAAAAGACACACATCATCTAGTACACTCATTTATAGAAGGACCACAAGCAGACTTAATCTATAGAGGTAAAGCAACCTTATCATCAGGAACAGCTACTGTAAATATAGATACAGTAAGTGGAATGACCAGTGGAACTTTTGTAGCGTTAAACACAAATGTGCAATGTTTTACAAATAATGAAAGTGGTTGGACAGCAGTTAAAGGTTCAGTAAGTGGTAACACTTTAACAATTACAGCACAAGATAACTCTTGCACAGATACAATATCATGGATGGTTATTGGTGAAAGACAAGACCCACACATCAAAGATAGTAACACGGATTGGACTGACAGTGATGGTAAAGTTATTGTTGAACCAAAGAAAGAGAGTGAGTAATGACATCAACATTAAAAGTAAGAAACATAGAGATGGGCGAGGGTGCTGCATCAGATAGTAAAATATTGTTTGATGGCAATGCTCAAGACTTTCACATAGGACTAGACGATAGTTCTGATAGCTTAACAATAGGTCTAGGCTCTGCATTAGGCACTACATCACACATGGTTATGGATGCTAATGGTCATATAACTAAACCATTACAATCAGCTTTTTTAGCAGTTCCTGCATCAGACCAAACCAGTATTGCAGTAGCTTCTGAAGAAACTGTTGTTTTTGGCACAGAGGTATTTGACCAAAATGGAGATTTTGCATCTAATACATTTACAGCACCAGTTACAGGAAGATACCAGTTAAATGTTGCAGTTAGATTGACGGATGTTGATAGTGCTTCTAACTATTATTATATTAGAATTGTTACATCTAACAGAACATTTTATCAGATTTTTGACCCTGATTTTGGTCAAGATGCTGATTTTTGGACTTTAACTATAGCTGTTTTAGCAGACATGGATGCAAGTGACACAGCACATGTAATATTTGCACAGCAAGGTGGAACACAGCAAACAGATGTTCAACAAGCTTCTAGTTTTTCTGGTTATCTAGTCTGCTAATAAGCCAATGCGAAATAACATATCTTAAAGGAGGTAACAATGGCAAATCACACTAAATCAGTAGTCTTAACAGACTTACAACAACAAATACTTTCTAACGACTTGTACAATGGTTCAGACAACGCAGGTTTGGACGCATGGATACAAGCTGCAGTAGATGGTAAAATAAACAACTGTTGGAAGAGGATGCAACGAGAGTGGACAGATAAGTTAATGAACGACAGTTCTTTTACTGACCCAATCCCAAGCAACCAAGCTGACTTTGTTAAATTAGTTCTTGCACGAAGTGACTACAAGAACCGTAAAGCAAGAGATGACGCAAGTAAACTATAGTAATGTTCGATCCCATCACTATATCTGCTAGTCTTGGAATCGCAAGTCAGGCTTTCAGTAACATCAAGCGTATGTTTCAGGCAGGACGAGACTTGGAAGCCATGTCACAGGACTTGTCAAGATGGATGGGAGCAGTCAGTGATGTAGACAACGCACACAAGTCAGCCAAGAATCCTTCAATGCTACGTAAGGTTTTTAGTGGTGGCAGTATAGAGCAAGAAGCTATCGAAGCATATACTGCTAAGAGAAAGCTAGAAGAACAACGCTATGAACTAAAGCAGTTTTTGATGTTCACATATGGCAGTAAGTCATGGGACGATTTGCTTGCAATGGAAGGGCAGATACGCAAGAGAAGACAGAAAGAAGTATATGACAAACAAGTGTTTAGAGAAAAGGTTATAACATATGTCGCTTTGGCAGTGGTTCTTACTGTTGGTACTGGTGTTTTGGGTATGTTTGTATTTACCCTTATGGGGTTTGACAGAGGGTGGTGGTAACGGTGGGTATCACACAAGAGATAAATGTGTACGTAAACAAGGTGGACAAGAGACTTTTGAATGGATTTGTGTAAACAAACATGGTATAATACAGGTAGCACAATCCGATAATATTAAAAACTGTTACACCTGTTTTCTCAAGAAGTTCAGTGATTGGACTTGGGAGCAAGAAAAAAGACTAGGCAAACGTGAAGACCCAAAGTATATCACATGCCGTAGATACAAAAGAAAGACAGCCAAGAACGGACAGCAAGTGTGCTTGTACAAGGGGGCAAATAATACATATACGCTAGTGGTTGAAGGTCAGTGTCCAACAGAGTATCGTTGCAAATATGACCCACATGGATCTGAACCCAATATAGATAGTGTAGTAGATTCACTGAATGATAGTTTTAAGAAATAAATATGGAAATAGACCCAGTAATATTTTGGAACGTAGTGTTAACACTTATCATAGCTCCTGCTGTATGGGCTTTTCGTAACATGATGGCTGAAATAAAACGTATAGATATACTGCTCAACAGAACACGAGAAGACTATGCATCACGAGCAGAAGTAAAAGATGAGATGCAACATGTAATGGAAGCACTACACAGACTAGAAGATAAACTAGATAGAGTATTAAGTAGAGAGAGCAGATGAATACATTTCAAGGATTTAAACCGTCAGGTATGGAAAAGATAGCCAACGCTATGGGCTTTCAAGGTAATATAAACGACTTTCAAAAGTTTTTAAATGATAACCCAGATCGTCAAGCTGAGATGATGCGTTATCAAACTATGGCACGTAAGATGGTAGAAGGTGGTTATGTAAAGAAGATGCAAGAGGGTGGAGACACTACACCTGAAAAACCAAAGAAAACTACTATTACAGACGTAACAGCTACACGAGTTACAGAACCTAAGTTACCCACAGGTGCTGTGGTAAATCCATATGGTGTACCTACAGATGATACTCAATTTATAGACCCAGATAAATCTGCACTAGGCACTACACCTACAGGCACTGCTATGGGTGCAGGAACAGAAGACGCAGTAGCACCTGAAAAAACAGATGTTACTACAGTTGAAGCTACTAAAAAAGCAGATGAAGTAGATGCAGTTAATAAATCAATAGAGACAGCACAATCAGACCCTAATGATCCAAGAGCAAAGGTAACAGCACAAGCATCAACTAAATCTATGGTGGGAGATTTAACAGCTGCCGAAGGTGTTGCTCACGTAATAGACAGTCCTGCAAAGAGAGAGTTAGATAGAAACGAGATAATAGAGCCAGTAGCTAATGCACAAAAAGCAGCTAAGTTTACAGAAGAAGTACAGGCAGCCACTGCTACACCATCAGAGAAAGCTACTGTAGCAGGACAGATGAAGACCCTTACAGAGGGTTTTGATGCTACCAATCCACCACCTTGGGCTGCAGGAGCTTTACGAGGTGTTATGGCTCAAATGCAAGCCAGAGGTATGGGAGCATCTAGCATAGCAGGACAAGCTATGGTACAGGCAGCCTTAGAATCTGCACTGCCTATTGCATCAGCCGATGCAAAAACACAAGCATCCTTTGAAGCACAAAATTTATCCAACAGACAGCAACGTGCTATGCTTGCTGCTCAACAACGTGCTACATTTATAGGTCAGGAGTTTGATCAGGCATTTCAAGCCAAGGTTATGAATGCTGCAAAAGTTAGTGACATAGCCAACATGAACTTTAATGCAGAGCAACAGATTATACTAGAGAATAGTAGGGCTGTAAATACTATGAACCTAGCTAATCTTAGCAACAGACAAGCTCTAGTAATGGCAGAAGCAAGTGCATTAGCCAACTTAGATATAGCTAATTTAAATAATAGACAACAAGCACAGGTCATGAACGCACAAAGCTTTTTGCAGTTAGAAATGGCTAATCTATCTAATAAACAACAAACAGAATTGTTTAAGGCTCAAGCAATGCAAACTGCTCTGTTTAATGATCAAGCTGCAGAAAATGCCGCAAAACAATTCAATGCAACTAGTCAGAATCAGTTAGATCAGTTTTTTGCAAATCTTAAAACACAAGTGTCACAGTTTAATGCTGCCCAACAAAATGCTCACAATCAATTTAATGCAGGTGAAGCAAATTCAATGGAAAAGTTTAACCAAGAAATGCAGAACCAACGTGACCAGTTTAACTCAAAGAACAGACTTATAATAGATCAGAACAATGCACAGTGGAGAAGAGAGATAGCTACTGCTGATACTACAGCTATTAACAGAGCTAATGAACTCAATGCTACTGCGTTACTCAATATGTCAAACAGTGCATACAATAACTTATGGAACTATTACAATGACGTTATGGAAATGTCATGGGAAAGTTCTGAGAATGAAAGACAAAGAATTGTGCAGATGGCAATAGCACAGCTACAATCTGAGACATCTAAGGAGTTAACAGAGATGAAAGCAGATTATGATAGTGCTGTAGGTTTTGGTAGTCTAATAGGTACATTCCTGACTGCAGGAGCAGACAGTATATTAGGAAAGATGTTTAAATTTTCATGAGCAGATATAGTCCAACAAACCCTGCCGTAGATGCTTGCTTAAATTTAGAAGCAATAATCAATAGGCAAAAACCTATGGAGCTAGAGTCAAAAGCTACCAGAGGATTAGTTAGTAAACAAACACCAACAGCACCTGAAGCTAAACAAGACGTGATGGACAAAGTTGCGTCTTATGTACAGGCTATTAGAAGAATAAGAGAAAAGTATAAGCAAGATGGCTGATGATAGACAAATACAAATGGATTCCCCTATTCCGGGAATGGGAATGACTGCACCTTTAGGTGGTAGACCTTGGCAACAACCACCACAGATGGCTACAGTAGAACAAGCTATGGAATATTATGTGCAAAAGCTAGAAGATCCAGACTTTGTACCAGAGCTACTAACCGTTATAGAATTAGGTGTGCCACTGACAACACTTGCCAACACTATGCAACTGGCATCTGTTATGGAGGGTAAGCACAGTATTGATGTGGGTATGCTCGTAATACCTATACTGGTAGAACTTATGTCCAACATGGCTGAAGCTAATCAAGTGCCATTCAAGAGTGGCATGGAGAGAGAAGAAACTGGAGAGATTAGCCCTGCAACTATAGCACTAGCTAGAAAACAGGGTAAACTAAAACCAATGAAAGGGGCAGAAGAACCTGCTCCACAACCACAGCCAGAACAACCACCAGAACAGCCACCAATGGGTTTGATGACAAGAAGGGAACAGTAGGATGAAGTTTTTAACAGCGTTAGGATTAGCTGCAGGTGGTGCATCTAAGACCATACAAGAGGGTCTAGATAGAGAGCAGAGAGAAAGAGACAGAGCAGCCAGATCTGCAGAAGCTGCAGCAGGTAGACAGCATCAGACAGATCTACTGTATAAAAGAAGAAGATTTGATCAGTTAGATAAACTTGTAGAAGTGCAAGAAGCTTTATCAGCTTTAGGTCTAGATGAAAATCAAATAGCTGCAAACTTAAGTGGTGGCATGGCTAATGTAGAAAGGCTACAAAACCTTAAACAAATTTCTGCTGATAACAATATAGACTTCCCCTCTGCATTAAATGTTACCTTTGGGGAAAACTTTAACCCAGAGGATATACAGGGTGGTGCTGTAAACTTTGTTCAGAGTAACTTATTGGATGCAAGACTAGAGGGCAAGGTATATAAGAATCCATACAGAACAGAAGTATCTGATCAACTTAAAGCACTAGAATCTATAGGTGATCCTGTAGGATTTAGGAAGCAAATAGAAAATCAATATAACACAATATACCGTCTTGAACAACTAATAGATAGGGGTACAAATGTAGAACAAAATCAAAAGTTAGTTAATCAGAAAAGAGATTTAATTAAAGAGCTAACAAATAAGTATGTTGAGATGGAAAAGACGGTAGCCACAGATAATAAAGGTTTGTTAGCATCAGGATATATGTCTCTAGCACTACGTAAAGTAAAAGATGCTAAGAAAGGTGCATTTGGAGAGCTTATAGAAACATCTGCTCTGGGAGCAGTTACTAAAAAATTTACAGGTAATTATGGCAGAGCATTTGAAGCATATCTAACAAGTATAGAAAGCATAAAAAATGAAATACAGGCATATAATCCTAAAAATCCAAATGCAATTAGTGGTGGAAGTGCAGCCTTTATGAATGAACTAACTGTGAATGCTAATACACAGTTAATAAATGAGTATAATTTAGAATATCTTGACAGACTAAGAAAAGGTGCAGAAAGAGATCGTGACATTAAAAATACGTTCAAGCCAAAATTAATAAGTTTATCAGCCCCAATGTCTGATGCTGAGAAAAGATTATTAAAATCAGGAGATGTTGTAAAACACATAGTTAATGGTCAGCCTAAGTATGAAATATTTAGAGGTTTTGCAGAGCCTACTCAGGCAAATCCTACAGGTATACAATTATTCCTTCCTCAGGATATATTAAACACTTATAATCCACAACAATGAACCCACAACAACAACAACAAAATGATGACTACATAGCGAGTATGCTAAGTGGTGGTGTCTCTCAGTCACAGGACTCAGAGCAACAACCTGCACCACCTATGCAATCACAGCCTAGAAAAAGTCAAAGTAATGATGATTACATAGCTAGTATACTAGAAGGAGAGTCTACTGGAAATGAACTCAATGACATAAATATAACTCCACAAGACACTATGGGTGTTCATGCTGAAATAGATCCTACAAAAACTACAACAGAACAGAAGACAGAACTTGCTCCTGAAGGTGAGAAGTGGGGCTTTGGAGATTATGCAGAAGATATAGCAAAGGGTTTAATAAGAGGTATACCTAGTGCCATAGCTGAAGTGACTGAGACTATTGCCGACATAGATGAGTGGAGTAAACAATATACAGGCACATTAATTTCTAAAGACTTAGGTAAAAAAGGTTTTGGCTTTGAGGATCTATTTCAAATACCAGACTATGTATCTGGTGAAGAGTATTTAAAACTAAAAGAACAATATGGTGAGGAATTTAGAAATTCAACTATGTTATATATGTTCTCAAATAAAATTGATCAAGTTAGAGATAAACTTATTACAGATATAGGCGAATTTACAGGCTTAGAAGGGTTTCAAACAGCAGAAACTGAATCAGTTATTGGTGGAATTGGAGAGGGTGGAGTACAGTTTGCAACAGGGTTTGGAATTACAGGCAAACTAACAAAACTAGGTGGCTATGGATATAAAAATTTATTTCTAAAAGAAGCTATAGTTGGTGCAGCATTCTTTGATCCAGAGGAAGCACTGCTGACAGACTTAGGTGTGTCATTTTTAGATGGTGTACTTGGCACTAACATGGCAGAATACATAGCAAGACAAGAAGATGACAGCGTATTTGTAAAAAGATTAAAAGGTGCAGGAGAGGGTGTATTATTTGGAGTCCCATTAACCTACGCAGGGGACAAGATAGCCAAAGTATTTAAGGGAATTAAAGATAAGAAGATAGCTATAGAAGATGCTAAACTAGAGCAGAAGAAGACAGGCAAAGTATCTGACGAAACTATGGAACGCATAGATGCTAATGGCAAAATAATAGCAGAGGATGCAGCAGAAGTTGAAGAGATAATAGCTAATGCAAAACCTAACAAAAAAACTATAAAAAAAGCAAAGAAGATTAGTGACAATGTGCAGAAGATAAAGGCAAAGCAGACAGAGGTAAAGCAAAAGAAAATAGAAGCAAACAAAAAGGTTGTGAAGTCAGAGGTAAAGATACACAACGAACTGGTAGAAGAGTTTGAAGATAATTTAGGCATAAACAAAGACTTTATCAGGGGAGATAGTGGGTATATAACAATAACCACAGTCAAAGGTGGCAAGAGAATACTAGACCCAACAAAGTTAGAAGCTGCCAAGAATTTATCTGTACAAAAGATAGATGAAGTTGACACTGCAAACAGTAAGTTAGCAACCAGACAAGACCCAAGGATGCCACAGAGTGTATATATAGAAAAGGGTGTAGAGGACAAGTATGATATAAGCGAATTGTTTGACAGAGTTTTAAAGGTTGAAAATATTGAAGCTCTCACAGTCGTAGCTAAAGAACTAAGAGATGCCAATCCTAGTATGTGGAAAGACAAAAAGAAGATAACTATCAGAGATCAGAAAACTGGTAAGAAGAAAAGAGTCACAGTAAAAAAATCAGTTATGGAAAACATATTTGACTCTGTCACTAGAGGAGACTTGACACTTCGTGCAAATCATCCTCTGTGGGATGCACTAGATAAGGCAGGTATGTCTTTTGAAGACTTTACTCTTATGCACCTAGGCTCTGCAAGTCAGGCAGGTAAGATACTAAATAAGTATTCACAGTTAGCCAAGAGAGTAAAGCCCAAGAGCCAGAAGCAACAAGATGAATTAGATGAAATGTTAAAGAATCAGAACAGAACTGCTCAGTGGTTTAGAAGAGTAGAGAATGTAAGACGTGGTCTTCTTGTATCTCAGATAGCAACTGCTGCCAGAAACTTAGAGTCAGGTCTGCTCCGTACTCCTATAGAAGCATTAAATAATATAGTAGAAACAGCTACTATGGATATAGCCAATGGCAATTTCTTTAGTGGTAAGAATAGATTAATAAAGAAAACTACATGGACTGATAGCTTTGCAGGTATGCGATACATATTTGCTGACAGAAAGACAGCAAAAGAATTTACAGATATTTTATTAGGTGATCCTGATAATCCTGATCTGATAGCCCACCCAAAGCTACAGGATTTTTCTGACAGAATGTTTAACACAATCAACGAGATACAATTAGCCACAGGTAGAGGTAGTGACACTACATTTGACAAACTTATGTCAAAGGCAGAAGATTTTACACAGTTACTTAACAAACCAAATCGTTGGCAAGACTTTATGCTAAGACGTGGTATATTTATGGGTGAAGCACAACGTCTGTTCAGAGATAAGTGGGACATAGATCTAATAGAGGTACTAAACAGTGGCAGACTAGATGATTTAATGAATGATGCTAGAGATCTTAATCCTACTTTCAAGGTGGTGGATGGCAAAGATCAATTAGGAACAACAGCAACAGAGATATTTGCAGAAGCTACTGAAAGAGCCTTAGATTTAACTTATGCTAACCCACCTGAGTCACCATTTGGTAAGGCTTTTGCCAACTTCATAACAAAAAACAATCTTACAGTAATCATACCGTTCCCTAGATTTATGGCAAAGAGTATGGAACTTATGGCTGAGAACTCTGTGGGTGCTTTCCTGCCTTGGACAAGAAGAATATATGGTCTTACAGGATATGGAGCAAAGAGACTTGGAGATAAGTTCACTCCAAGAGAGCATCGCATGATAGCACGTAATGCAACAGGTGCATTGGGTGTTATGGCTGCATCAATGATGTTACGAGAGACTGACCAACAGGGAGAGGACTATAAACTTGTACCTGTAGGTGACGGCACAGTTCTGGATGTAACACCACTGTTTCCTCTTAGACAGTTCTTCTTCTTAGGCAAGATATTAAATGAATATTACAGAGCTTCTGAGCAGACTGATTGGCTATCTGGTGGTAAAGAAGCATTCTTTCAGACATTTGATAGAAGAGAGTGGGCTGAGACATTCCTAGGAACTAGCTTCAGAACTGGTGTGGCAGGTAATCTGGTGGATGAAGCTGCATCTTTGTTCAATGAGCAGGACTTAACCAACGCTGAATGGTGGGGGAAAAACTCAGGACAGATATTAGGAGATTACTTATCTACATTTGCTGTGCCTTTGAATCAGGTGCTAGATTCACAAAGAGCATTAGGCATTAGAGGGCTTGCATACAAAGAGACAGCCAAAGATCCTGAGATTGTGAGTGGCACAGATGCATTTATAGAGGGCTTTGTTAAGCCATTTAGAAAGTATGATCCTTTTGGAGCAGTGGTAGACGAGAGTGCATTGCCTAAAAAAGAAGATCCTTTTCAAGAAGAAAGAAGACGTGTTGCACCACTAGCCAAGATTGCATTAGGTCTTAACATGTACAGTGCTGACAGTGAAGAGGGTAAAAAATTAAAGTCTTTGGGATTTGATAAGTGGGATGTAAGTAGTAGATCTAGAATACCAACCGTAAGAAACTTTGAGAACAAGTCAATCAGAGAGAACCTACCATTCATAGTAGAAGAAGCCACTGAACTAGAAGCATTATGGGGTAGCATGTATGATGCTAACCAGAGAGAGCTATCTCAGATAGGTGGTGGTAGAATACTTGGGCTGATAGACACAGGTATTAGCAAAGAAAAATATATAAAAGATAATGTGAAGAAATATATTAAAGATCAGATAGATCTTTTTAGAAATCCAACTGATAGTCTCGTGGCACTAGATGATCCACAAAAGATATTAGAGTATCAGTCTATGATAGATTACAGAAGACTATCAAAGAATCAGAGGTCAAAGGGATGGTTTAGATTTGTGGAAGAAGAGGAAAGATCTCCCTTTGATTTCACAAGTGAATATCTAGAGAGAGCTTTACCTGAGTTTGAGGATTTAAGTGTTGATGACAAAAAGCAAGCATTAAAGAATCTAAAGCTACAAGATTTACAGCTACTTTTTCTCTATGGAAAAGAGTCTCCGTAGCACTTTACTTCCAGTAAACCTTCCGTAACATATCCTTAATCTCTTTTAGATTATCCTCATATTTTTCCAACCTTTTATTAATCTCTTTTAATATTTCAAATAAAGTTTTAGGTTCTCTGCTTCTTTTGTCCATGAAAGCCTTTGCTTCTTTTTCTAATTCCATCTCGTCCTCTGTGTATATTATCATAATAGGCTGTGTTAAAGCCACGTTCCCACTCTCTATATAACATAGTGTCGGAACTATAGGGGTTGCGAATCTTTCCATAAACAAATGCATCGTAACCTTTCATCCACTGTATCTTCAGTGGTGCATCATGTTTACCTAATCCTCTTTCCTTTCTAGATAAGTGTCTCATACTAAGCTCCTATGTCCACTATCTCACAACTGTCACCAGAACAGGCAAAGGTCTGAGAAGAATTAGTGTTATCCTCTTTTTCATAATCCGTAAATTTATCCCAATCAATATGAGTGAACTTACTGCTAAAATCATTGTATACAGCTTCTGTACAATCCTGATATGGTGCTTGCTGATAAGTATGATCGGAGTGTGGTAAGAAAGAAACACCTGACATCTCGTCAAAGTGTTTGAATACAAACGCACCCACTTCCATCCATTCATTATCACGCACTGACACGGTGACAGAAGGCTTATGCTCACACCAATGTCTCTGATAGAGAAGCCACATTTCTAGCTGTTCGATGGCTGTCATGTCGTTTCTTAATACAGATTTCTTTGGTGACTTCATAGGAAAGCTGAACACTGTCTGTGTATCAGGCTTCATAAAGTCAGCTTCACTTGGTATGCCACTGTCCTTCATGAAGTTAGTAAGAGGATCTTTATTATCGCCCCTAACAGTGCGAATATAATAACTGCTATGACGAGGGTGGATACCACTGCTTGAGTCAACAAGTTGCGATACTGTCCCACTTGGTTTGACACATGTGATAGCAGTGCTTTGGGGTATTCCAAATATTGCTGACCACTCTTTATTTGTTTCAACTGCAATTTCCCTGAGTGCTGTGAGGGTTTTTTCAAGCCCATGTTTTCTCCCATTTGTTAATTCATTATCCATAATACCTGTAAGGCTAACTCCTAGAAGTCTTTCCTCTTCAGTATTCTTCTGCCATATCTTTCGCAAATATGGAAACTTAGTGAGTGTAGCCTGTGCTGTGCCAAGTATTGTGGCAAGCATGACCTTCCTCTTCAAATCTTCAAACTTATCCTTCTCTCGTATCACAACCTCTGTAAGGTTGCAGAACTGGTAGGGTCTAAGTATGATCTCACTGCAAGGGTTGCAACCAAACTCATGATCGGCATCTCTTCTGCCAAACTTCTTTGCTTGTTCCTTTGCAGATATTCTATTAAATATACCACGCTCACCTGACTTAGATTCCACAAGAGATGTCCACTCACGTAAGAATGTTTCTCCGTCTGGCTTATCCGTGTAGACAACAGAGTTGTTTGATAGTGCCATCTGTGGTGCTGTCTCCCACCATTTGCCAGACTTGGCATGTCTCATTCGTCCATCAGATAGGTTAGATAAACTAATCATGGCTGATCTACGTACACCACCAGACACTACAACTTCCCCAACCTTACACATAAGATTGTGACAATCATAACTAGACAGCTTACGACCTGCATTCTGTCGGAACAAAGCAACAGTAAAGCTAAATAAATCCATGAGAGGTGCAGGACCACTAGCTCTACCACCAAATACTTTGAGTCTAGCACCTGCAGGTCTTACATTTGACATATCCCACATAGGAACTTCGCCCATATATAAATGTCCTATAAGTTTGCGTAAGGCTCTTGCCCATCCTTCTTTGCTGTCTTGTACTTTTATTACAGTGTCAACGTGATCTAAGCCTTGTGGAATCTCTGGTAGCTGAGATACATATTGTCTTTCTACAGAGAATCCTACACCTGTACCACATAAAAGAATATACATAGCTTCATCAAAAGCCTTTGGGTCATCAACAGGCAGATAACTACAGTTATATCCTGCTGTGTTGTCTCTCTCAAGTGCAGAACCTGCAGTCATCAAAGCTCTCATAGAGGGCATGACTTCTAACTTAGTTATAGCATCAATAATCTGTTGTTTAGGTAAGTGTCCTTTTACCTTCTCAGTAATATAATCCACATACCTTTGTACAGTTTCTTCCCATGTTTCTCTTCTATTCTCTTCATCAATCCATCTAGCATATCTAGATATTGCAATAAATTTTTGATAATCGTTCATGTTACTCCTCCAATGTTATTCTAATATGTTTTACTTTTAGCCCATCAATATCATAGATAAACTCTTCTAATGCTTGTTGTATTTCCTCACTAGGATCACCATCTGCAGGGACAGGGTAATCATCCTTGTCTAGATTAAGAGTGAGATATACTTTAACAACCATCACTCATCTCTGATAGGATATCTCCAAGAGAATGTTCACTACCTTTCTTTTTAATCTCAATCAAACGAGTAAGATACCACTGTGCTTTCTCAAGATCTTGCACACCATTCTTGTATCGGTATCTCCAAAGATACTTAATAATATTACCCTGCAAATAATATTCGTATCCCTCTCCTGTAGCTGACTGAATAGCTTCGATACATTCTACACCATATTTGTTATAGTGTGGTGGATTGTTTACCATATCTTTGTCCTTACAATTCATTTCCCATTTTGCCATATCATGCACTCCCATTTAGTTTCTTTTTCATTGCTTTAAAGTCTACCTTAATTACATTACCATTTATATTGGTAATTGCAACTGGTTTTTTTAATTGTTCGTCCATTTCTGATCTAGCAATCTGATATACTTTCTTAGAATGATCTGCATCAGATCTAAGTAGGTCAATGCTTATGAGGGTCATACGAGCAAAGAACATTATATCATTAAAGTCTCTGTCGGATAGAGGATTAATGGGTGAATCTATAACTTGTAAATTTACATCACCTGTCCAATTGTTCTGGTGATCTAGTATAGGTTGCATTCTTATTAGGATATCTTGGTCATCTAATTTGAAATGTAAATCTTTAAATCCGTCTTGTGTCATTTAAAACTCCTTATAATCTTTTTCCTTGGAAACTCTATGAGTTCAGGAAGTGGTTTCTTTTTACGTTCTTTAAGCCAAGGCTCTGGTATAACTCTGTCATGGTATAAGAACTTGTTCTTCTCACACCAATCTCCATAGCTAGTCTTAGAACCTTTCTTAATCTTTCTTTTACTACTTGTAAACACAAAACGTATGTCTAACTTAGGGTGCTGTTTCTTAATACATATGTGTTTTCTTCTGTCTTCTACAGTGAAGAGTCCTTTGGTTTCTATTATGATACCGTTAGGTAGCACAAAGTCAGGTGTGTAATGTCTGTAAGCCAAGTCTTCCCACTCTATCTTGATGCCCTCGTAAATATATTTTACTTTTAGTTCATCAAGAAACTCTGAGAGCTTAACCTCAAGCCCACTACGATAGCCTAACTTACGTGCTACCTTATACTGTTTAGAAGTGTATAACACCTACCACCAAACAGAGTATGTCCTCGACATAGGAACATGCCTGTCTCCGTAGAGAGCTTTAGCTTCTGCTAGGTATGCTTCTTTCGCAGCATTATAGGCAGCATACTTCTTCTCATTATATGCTTTCTTCATTTCTGAAAGCTGTGTTTGTAAGTCGGAGATCTGTTCAGCCATCTCCTCTAGTGTAGGTTCTTTGTTTGTCATATAAGTTTCTCCTTTCTTATTTCAACATATGAAACAATCTTTGGTTCTTTTGCCTGAGATACCAGAGAAGGTAGCTCTTGCAAGTTAGTCCAACAAGAATGTTTAAATCTACAGAATGAGCATGTCGTTCCTAAGATTTTATTTCCTGTAGGCTTACCTCTGAATGTTTCTTCAACTGCATCAAAACATCTTTTGAACTTGTTACTCTGTACTACGCTTACATTATCAGATAGTTTATCTACTTCTTTTGTCAAGTCTAAACCAGTGGCAGGTACATATTTAAAGCTACCATTAGATTTATTTATTACCCACCATCCACCTGCTTTCTTATTCAAAGCCTGTGCATACCCTGCTAACTGTCCTACATACCCAAATGCATCACCATTAGCAAGAGTATCAAATGATTCAAACTTATTCCTGTATGACCAATCAGATGCAGACTTAATATCATCAACTGCATCGTCCATGATTATGTCATATGTCCCCTCTATATTGGAATCTATAGTTAGTTCCATAGACACTTTCTTAGAATCCTCAAAGGCTACACCTGCCTGTCTAAGCAATCCCTTGAACACAGACTCAACTATGTCCCCTAACATCATGTTCATTACAAAGTTGTTAGGAAAAGGTAGTGCTTCCTCTGGTTTGTTTTTCTCAAACCAAAGCTGACAGGTAGGCTTGCCTATGTTAGACATCCTAAGTCTGAACTCTTTCCTAGTATTTTTAGAGCCAAACTGACGGTGTAAGGCATCTTTGATGTCATCACAAATCTTATCAATGTTTGCGTCAGACAACACCTTCTTACCGTCAGTGGCTTGATCTAGGAATCGGTGCAGTTGTAGTTCTGCCTTATGATTCATGGTTACTGAACTTTCTCATCACTTGTGATGTCGATGAAAGTTTCTACGACAGCAGGATCAATGTCCTCTTTGGAATGAACATTCTCATCCCACTGATTCATGATGTACTGGTTGTAGTTAGTAACCCAAGACAGAAGATCACCAAAGAGTTCCTGATCTTTGTCAGATGTCTCTACCTTATTGGTAAGGTCTAGCCTTGTGCTTGGCACATAATAGCTGTTACCATTCGGTAGTTTTCTCTCTTCAGATGAAGCGTACACAGTATGATTAACTGGTAGTCTCTTCATCTTAGAGAGCTTTACAAAGACATCCCCAACAGTTTTGAATGCTTCACGGTTATCTACTTCCCATATGAAAGGTACATAACCTAGATCAGCTTCACTGCTGTAGTCACCCTCAACTTTGAGAGCCTTATCAAACTTAGCAAGCCCTAGTATGACTCTGACTCGTTTGATCTGTCTGATCAGTTCCTTCTGCTTGTCAGGCAGAGAAGCAAAGTCCTGTATATATCCTGCAGGTTTGCCACAGTTGAAGCCACCATCGTTATCCTTTAGATCAACGTTAAGGTTGTCAGACATTACTGTCTTAACATAACGATTGGGTGTGCTATCATTACCCTTGATAAACCTTTTATACATATACCTTTGCATGAAAGGTCTGATCTCAATGTCAGACTGGTAGTACTGACCGTCATCAGGCACTTCTACTTTATAAGCACCAGATGGTATGGTTTCAACATTCACTGTCTTACCATTGATTTCAGTTGTACCCATGATAGGTGTGTGACTAAGTTTTAGTCTAGCCAAAGAACTAGCAGACTTCTTAGAGATCTCAGTACCCACAGGTTCTGACATGCCCATAGCTTTAGCCATATCGTCAAAGTTTCCACTTATTGTTACTATTTCATTCATATATATTCTCCTTATAATTTAAAAAAAGTGTTATAGTTATACCATCATACATCTTTAGTGTCAAGCCAGTTGTCACCTATTTTTGCATCTAATTTCAAAGGCACATTAAAGTCTATATTCCAACGTGTATCAATGATAGATTTCATGTTACTATTTATACTCTCTACTACTTGTAATACCATGTCCACCTCGTCAGGGTGAACGTCAATCACTATTGAATCATGCACAGTATTTACAATACAACTCTGTAAGGGCATCAGCATATTATCAATTGTAATAAGAATTAGTGGCACAATGTCTGCAGTAGCAAACGCTTGCACAGGATAATTCTTTATCTGTGTAAAGTATGTAACTGTGCCATTACCTTTACGTACTACATCAGGGAAAGAGAAGGAACGTCCTGAAGGAATACCTACACGTCCTGTGTTGATAGCTTCATCACCTAACCTCTTGTGCCATGCAGACACACCCTTATACTTGTCACCAAACTGCTCGTAGTACATAGCTTCTGCTTCAGATCTGCCAAACCCTGTAGCTCCATACAGAGGAGCAAAGGTATGTGCTTTAGCTTCTTGCCTAGACGTAGGCTGTCCTGCATCTGTGATAACCTTTGCAGTATAACTATGCACATCAAAGCCTTCGCTTATCTCCTGCATTGCAACTTTGTCCTGTGACAAATATGCTGCAGTTCTAAACTCTAGCTGTGCAAAGTCAGCTTCAAGTATCTTGCCACCTTCCCAACGTGACACAAAGATCTTCTTCACAGGGAACGTACCACCTCTAGGCATGTTCTGCATGTTAGGATCTGCACCACTAAACCGTCCTGTAGATGTACGATGCTGTAGTAATCTAACATGTAACTTGCCATCAGGCTTAGTGTATGTAGATATACCCTCTACAAAACTAGATAGATATGTGTCTAGGGCAGATAGCCTACGCACATTCTTGAGGAACAACTCTGCCTTTGTATTACCTGTACGCTTGGCATAGTGTTCAAGTATCTCAAGGTTTAGTTTGTTTGTGCTAAAGCCATTGGCACTCACCCACTTAGCAGAGGGTGCAGTAAATCTAAGACCTGCTATTTGTTGTCGTGGTGTGTATACCCAACCTGATTCCTCACAGTTGACACACTTGTTTGGTTTCTTAAAGGGTGAGCCATCCTTCTTGATCTTTGTGATCTTACCACGTCCTCTACATACAGGGCAGGTACTAGCTGTAACCTTGTAGACAATATCTGTATGATCATTGACAGCATCTGTAAATGCATCCTTTCTCATGTAAGGCTCAAAGTAATTAGCCCACATAGATTTGTCCTTTGGTTTACGGCTGTAGATTACCCATGACAATTGCTCTGGACTATTGAGATTGATAGGTCTGTCACCCATAAGATCACGAACCTGTTGGCTGAGATCATTCCAGATACCCACCTTCTCTTTCTCAAACTCCTTACGCACTTCATCGAGCTTCTTCAGATCTACACTAAACCCACGCTGATATATCTTACACAGACAAACAGCAACCATGTTGGTGTGTGTAACTGTGTCCATAAGATCTGCGTCACCATTCATAAGTCTGTGATGTATCTTGTCAGCCAAGTCATATGTGGCACGTAAGTCATATAGTAAATACTCTGATAATTCATCATGTGGTATCTCTGATACAGGTACACCACTCTTGAAATAATCTTTCATAGTGTCCTGCTTCTTGTTGGATAACATGTATCGTTCTGCACACTGCTCCAATGACAGAGGTTGTTTCTGTCCACGTTGCAAGACATACTCACCAAGCATAGTGTCAAATACAATACCATCATACTTGAATCCAGACTCCCATAGCCATATCAGGTCATGTGATACGTTGTGACATACAAGCACAGTAGCTTTATCTAACTGTTCCTGTACAACAGCATGACCATTCTGTGTGGGTAACTCGTGAGCATGATCAAATGTCACTACCCTCTCCCAGTTGTCTGTCTTCATGCCAACCATAACAAGACTGTTGCCACTCTCAAAAGGATCTAAGTGTAGCTTGTCATTACGTTTTGTTACAGTGTTCTCTACGTCCAGTATTAATCTCATTTGTCTTCCTTTAGTTGAACCAGTTCAGCTTCCTGATAGGGTATGTGAAAGAAGTATTCATATCTTCTTGCGTTAGATAAGTATATCTCTTGCACAGTTTCAGGTGTAAACTGATAATCTTTTATTCTCCATGCATACTCCATGTCACCTCTTATAACATAAAAATTAAAGAATGCATCTTTTTCATTCATCTCTTTAAACTTATTTAATAATTTAAATTTACGATAGGGAATCCTAATCTCTTTCCAAGATGGTAGCCAATCCCCAAACCATTGTCTCTTCATCTCAACCTCTGAGTAGTATGTATTACCATTCTTCTCACTCTTGATATCAAAAGAATAATCTTCTTCAGTAGATAAGATAGTGTGTCCGTTGTTAACTAAGTAACCTGACACTGCATCTTTAGCTACACCATCATTCTTGGCATACGAATAGGGTCTAAACTTCCTAGTGTATGCACCTTTAATAGGCTTAAATGTATTCATGCTGTGTACCTCGCTGTCTTGTAGTCTAGTTCACAGACAATCTTGCCATGCCAACCAGATAGTTTGTTCTTTACAACGTTGATATGTCTCTGAGGACTTTGCTCCTCTTCACCTTCAACGTCAGGGTTCTTGGCAAGTAGTAGCATAAGGTCAGCTTCTGCTGCCTTACCAGTTCTACTACCTTCCATCATGGCTTGGTTAAGTACAACCTTGCCCTCTGCTTCTGCAGATAGCTGTGACATATAGAATATAGCACAACCATACTGCTTGGCAATCATTCTTGCATGGACTGCATTTGCTTTGAGTGCTTCATCTTGCCTAGCAAACCCTGCCGTCTTGGCAAACTTATCGCCCATGTCTAAAACAACAACATCAGGTTTAAAAGATTTAGCAATGCTCTCAACCCATGCCATGTCACGTCCTGTAGAGTCATACAATTTTATATTCTCCTTAACTGCACCATATTTCTCATGGGCAAGTTTGGGATTATCTTTGATCTCGTATTGATTCATGTTAGAACTGGCAGTCAGGTATCGCATACCTACTCTATGCACTGACTCTTCGTTACATAGAACAACACACTTAGCACCTTGTCTGGCAAAGCCATTGTCACCTGCAATCATAGATGCATGAAAAGATGTTTTACCTGTGTTGGGTCTAGCTCCAACTTCAATCAAGTGTCCTTCATTTACACCTTCTATCTTGCGTGTGAGACTAGGTATGTTGAATGCCCAACGTGCTTCCATGTCATTCCTTGCAAGAAGGTTCTCAATAGAGATATCAGCCCACTCTATATTCATAGTAGGTATGAAGTCATCACCGTACTGCTCTAGCATATTACGGAGTGGCTCAAGGCTAGTCTGTGAACCATTCACATAATCAAAGCCAAGATTGGCTATCTCTTCACCCACCACCTGTTGAAACAGCTTGGACAATACTTCTTGTGCTATGTCATTACCAAGAGGGGACTCCTTCTTGATACGTGTAAACAGATCACCATAGGCTTGCTTCTGTGCTGTTGTAAGAGTAGGATTGTTTGACATAAACAATACCTCTACCTCATCAGGTGTTACTGTTCTGTTGTACGTCTTCATAGCATAGTCAACAGAGTTTTTTATCTTTCGCATATCCTTACTAAATAATTTGTCAGGACAACGAATACCTCTATGATCATCATAGAAGTCTTTAGTCATAAGACTACGTATTAATGCTTGTTCCATTTAATTCTTCTCCTATTGCTGTTAGTTTTTCAATGTCGTTAGGATGCTTGTATTTCAAATCATCGGTTAATCTAAGTACCTTTACTGTATCTACTACACTCCTGAGATCTTTACACATCTGTGTTGCTTTGGGTAGTGCATCAGGATCAAGAGCTACTACTGCTGAAGAGAACTGTGACAAGTACCTCTTGTGTGTGTCTGACAGGGACGTGCCTAACACAGCAACCCCAACATACACGTCACTGCCTTTAGCTACAACTACGGCACTGACACAGTCCTCAACAACTACAGCGATCTTACCATAACCATAAGTGTATGGCAACCCACTATTCCCATATCTTTTCCATTTTGGTAAACTATTTTTTAAACTTCTACCAATAGCATCTACTACATAGCCATCATGAATGACAGGAAACACTGCTCTGTTATCTTTTACATCATACTCCATGTCATTTACTGATATGCCATATCTCTCTGCAAATCTATATAGATCACCCTGTCCACTGTAAGGCACAACAAACTCAGGCATGGTAAACTCTTCTTTATCTTTCTCTTTCTTGGAGAAGGCATTACGGATATCCTTGATAGACATATGTACAGGTTTAGATCCTGATATATTACACGATGCCTTGTAGCAGTTCCAAAGCAGTCT